CTTCGTATCCTCAGTGCAGCGTTTGGCGGAGAATGTATTGGCCCATCCTTTAATACCAGAAAGTCTCAGTGTTTTTTTAAACCAAGTAAATACAGGCTTAAGCTGCTCACTATTTAATTGGACAGCTGTAGATAAGAACAAGGCATTATTTCTAGTTGAGCGCTGCCAAACTTGTTTTTCACCAAGCAGTGATGCGCCAAAATCCCACTCATATTCCTGTTTCTCTTCATCCCAAGCTCTGAAATACCACTTTTGAGGTCTTCCTTTTGGGTACGCAAAGAGCCATTCATCAATAATTCTTTCATTTGTAGCAGAAAAACCAAACTGATACCGAATGCCCTCTGCAATAAAAGTAACTTCAAATTCAGTAGGATTTTTAATTGAATCTGAATCAAGCTTGAAAGGGAATACAGGAACCTCTTCGCCAGCCTGAGTATTAGATGCAGATTGAGTAACGATATCCATCATAGCTCTGACAGCGAGAAGCACATTCGATTTTCCCGCTGCGTTAGCACCGTAAATAACAGCTGACTTGAGAACATTAAGGTTAACGTTTCCTTCAACTGTAAAGATATTCTCTTCTAACTCATTACTTTTGTTAGCAATAAGTGAAAATGTTTGTTTGTTTTTGATTGAGAGATAGTTCTCAACATTGAATTCAATAAGCATTTTTCCCCTCCTGGTGGTTGAATAATCTTAGTTGCAAAAGCAACAAACGTCACCAACAACCAAATCTTAGGACACTTTATGACAAAAAACGTCAAAATGGTACTCATAAAACGGTTCAACGCCCATTTTAAGACTTAATCACCTTTGCTTTCAGCTAGCTTTGCGCCCTGAACGCGCGCTCGTATCCCCGCCACGCCTGCCCGCTTTGTGTAGTGGTTTTCATGCACCTGCATGAGATATGAAAAAGCCCGCCAGAACTGGCGGGCCGGAGCTAAAACGATCCTCAAACGATCATGCAGATTCATGCGGCATAGTCATGCACTCGCTTTTTTTCAGGTTAGCCTGAAATCCTCGTCAAAATCCATAAAGTTTTCAGCTACTCGCGATGAAAGGATGATGTACTTAATCCCCTCATCCAAGGGAACTGGGCGATCAAGTTCAAGCATAAAAACACCATCATAGGTTTTACCCAGCCAGAACCCGCCGCCGCAGGATTTTGGCCGCTGAAAAAGCACCCAGCCACCCTGAACAAATTTCGTTAGTGGCTCATAGCGATAAACGACCTGATAATTGCTGTCTTTAGACCCCATAGCCTAACGCCTCGCCTTGCTCGTTGTTCAACGTTGCAGGCGGTAAAAACCAGTTTTATCGCCTGCAACGTTTTGTTAATGCAGCCAGCTGTCGTCTTCCCAGACCTGCTGCATAATTTCCATTACCCGCTGCTTATCCTCATCAAGTTTTAAGCCGGTCAACTCGATACCGTTGGCACTGCCTTTGCGAATGCGGATCGCCGTCTTGGGATATAAAGGGATCAGGTTGCGGTAAAGCTCGGTTTCGAGTGCTTCCAGTGTCGCCTGGCTAATTTTCTGCTCTTTATCAATCATTATTTCGACACGCATGGAGATCATCCCCCTAACTGGAAACATCCATTGACCGGGTGTATTCATGGCTACGAATTTTCGCCATTAATTCATCAGTCAGCTCAGAAACCCACTGGATAGCAAGTCGCTTCTCTTCATCGCTGCACTCACTAGCCGCTACAAGCTTGATAAAAAAATCAATACGCTGGAGTTTTAACGACTCCAAAAGATAGTCCTGCATTTCCCCTCCTATCCTCACTACGGGATATCCGTTGCCATATACCCTCAAAGGGATATTGCCATACTGTATATACATCCACTGGATATCCATACAGTATAATATGATTTTCTCGATGTAAAATAGTTTTTATCATTCAATCAGATGTGTCCGATGCAGGAGGATAAAGCAGAAAATGCGCCCCCTTCATCGGTACCACTGGCGCCATTTATCATCTTCCTGCAGCCTTTGGTTCCGGTAAAAGACACGCAGACCGGCACCGGATGGAATACTGCCACCGCGCAGAAGCAGATCGATCTCCGCCTCCGAACCATCAAAGCCTCTCGATTTAAGTTCATACTCCAGCTGCAGGCGCTGCTGATTATCCACATCCTGCCTGTATCCTTTCCGGCGCTTAGGCTTAACCATGCGAAGCCGTGCGTTTAGCTCCCTCAGCTCCTTTTTGCTCATGCTATGGAGATACTCCTGCAGCTCCCGCTCATCCATACCCGCAATATCCGTTAAATCCTGTCCGCTTACGGCCCCGTTTTCGTTCATTTTTTCCACAGGGGGACAGTTATTGCCACGAGTCCAAGGGGCGCAAGCGCCCTGGTCGGCTGGCGCCTCCTGAACGTCAACGGCCTTACGAACCATTTTCCACTTCATCGCATGCGTGCAAATCCGGCCCTCAATAATCGGGGACCAAATGCCATAAATACGGATGCTGTGATCGCCATAGGCTGATGGCTCGTCATTGAGTTCATAAGCCGTGCGGACCAGGTGATGTTTACGCGGAACCAGTACGCCGCCCTGTTTCATGATGTAGGTGGCAAAACACCCGGCATCGGCTGCCGCCAGCACGGCATCCAGACGCGGGTTATCCAGTACCGGCGCACCTGCTTTTTTATCGGCCTGCTGTCGCGCGGCCTGGCCCGCCAGCAAACGCAGCTCGCGATAAGCCTGGCGGCCCGGTATACCGAAAAAGCGGAATTGCTGGACGCGATGCAGCGAAGCCCAGGCATTGACATGTTCGGCATTGTCCCGCAGTGATCTGCCGGTTTCTTTGCTGATTTCGTTAGCCAGGCCACGCCCGTCGATGTTCTTACTGATGTACTTCGCGATGTAGCTGGTCGGCGTACCCTTGCGCGGGTTGATCAGCTCAGACTTAAAACGCGGGCCGGTATTGTTGCCCAGCTCCTCGCGGTCCTCACGGATGGCAAATTTACGCAGCAGCGCAGTGATGGACTTGCGGTCTTTTTTGCGCATGAAGCAAAGCAGGTGCCAGTGCACGGTGCCGTCATGGTGTGGCTCAGCAACGCGGACGCCATACCAGCGCAGCCCGGCTTTGTGCATCGCCTTGCGGAAAGCGGCGAACGTATGCACCAGATAGTCGCTGCTCTGCCGGACCGTTGCACTGGTCCATTTCGGGTTTGGCCTGCCGTTATTGAGCGTTGCGTGAAAGCGTGACGGGCAGGTGATGGTATAGAACACCGCGCAGTCTCCGCGCATTTCCGCGATTAACTCCAGCCCCTTAACACAGGCCATCATTTCATTACGACGGTGCGCCGGATTGCTGCTACTGGCGTTTACCACGTCTTCCATATCCAGCGTATCGCCCTGCTCATTGGTCAGCTCATGCGAGCGGAAGAACTCCAGCGATTTGCGGCGCTGTTCGCGTTTATGGATCACGGCCTCATAGCTGACATACGGGGACGCCTTTTTGTTAACCAGGCAGACGGCGCGCAGCTGTTCTTCCCGCCATTCACACCGCATCTGCCACAGCTTGCGATACCACCAGTCAGCACAGAGCATACGGGCAAGCGAACCCGGAATAAGTTCGTATTGTACCGGGTTACGGCGGTGCTTTTTGCGGCGCAGCTTCTCGAAGGCAGGCGGGAGAACATCAAGGCGCATGGCCTCAGCGGCCACCCTTTCCCATGACCGGCGGATCTCTTCTGGCGTAACGTCTTCATCCGTAAACAGCTCACCGCAGGCAGCATCCAGACACATGCTCATGTGTGCCGCCACCAGTGTTGATAAACGCTTAACCTGCTCCTGGTTCATTTCCGGCAGAACCAGCAGGCCCTCCAGCCCGTCGTGGCTCGCCATAAACCGGAATGACGCAGAAACCTGGCTGGCGCGCACGCGCTCCAGGCGATCAAGGCACGGCCTGATGGTTTCACGCAGGTAGCGAGAATAGGCTTTTGCTCTGCCCAGACTATGGAAATATTTAATCCGCTCCAGCAGAGGCTTGCTGATATGGGACGGCATGGCGTTAACATCAGCCAGAATAACCAGATCGGGATTAAAACGCTGCTGCTCGCGCGCCATTTTGGCATGGCTAATCAGCCGGTCCTGCTCCATTTCACGCTGGACAGGATCACGGGATTCATTGAAGAAATAGCGTTCCCAGACCTCATCGCTCATCGCCTCACGCCGCAGTTGCTCCTGCTCGTTGTCGCTGGCGTAGAGAGCGATCAGGTTTGAAAGCGCAGATACCGGCGCAACTTCCGCCGGGTCCGTGTATGGGTTAACCGCTTTTTTCGGGGTATTCCAGACAAAAGCAGCGGCGGCATCATCTGCGCCGCCGTAGTTTTTAACGTCGTGATGGCTCACACAAATACTCTCTTTGGAAAGTTTCGTAAGACGCACTCACGACTGGATACGCTGCCAGATCAAACCCGGACCAGATCAGAGGTTGAGAAACAGCGATAATTTCAGTTTCAGACTTACCATCACCACCGGCAACGCCCATACTGCGTTTTGCGTTAATACGGTGGCGGGTAAAATTCTGGTAAATCGCGTTCGTCAGCTCGGTTTCACTGTTCGACACAACAACCTGATGGCCTGCTGATGCCAGTACATCAAGAGTCGTCGCCAGGCGACGCTGTTCAAGCTCATTGAAACCATCAGTGTGATAATCGGTAAATGTTCCGTCATAAGGTGGGTCGCAATAAATCACATCACCTACTTTGACCATCGCTAAAGTTTCCTCATAGCTGGCACAAATGAAGGTGGCGCGCTTTGCTTTCTCTGCAAATGCTCTGATTTCGTCTTCCGGGAAATATGTTTTTTTATAATTCCCGTATGGAACGTTAAATTCACCTTTCCTGTTATAACGGCACAATCCACGATAACAGTGGCGATTAAGATAAAGGAAAAATACAGCCTTCCAGAAATCAGTAGTTTCAGATGAATGATTAAAATCCTGACGAATATTGTAATAAGAGGTTTCGCTATTAGTGCTGGCAAAGAACCCTTTAGCGTTAGTAATAAATTTCTCGCAGTTAAATGCAATCTGCTTATAAAGATTAATCAGGTCTGAATTAATATCCGCGACAAGATAATGAGGATACTCTGTCGCCATCATCACAGCGCAGGAACCCGCGAAAGGTTCAACCAGTCGCAGGCCTGCAGGCAGGTGCTTTTTCAGCTCATGCATGACGGCGGTCTTATTGCCCGCCCATTTCAGGATGGTGCTCATATAGCACCCCCGTTGTAGTGTTTGCCTTTCAGCTCTGCGATTTCCTGACAGGTGATGCAGCACTGCACGCCGGGAAGCGCACGGCGGCGAGCGGGCGGGATTGGCGCATCACATTCGATGCATAAAACGCGGGAAACGCCCGGCTCTTTACTGCGGGCGGTGTGGATGTGCCGCTGGCGTTCTTCTTCAACGCGCTGCTGTACGAGGTCCATAGAATCAGCCATCAGTGGATCTCCTGCGCTTCGTTCTGGATGTTTTCCGCAGCAACGCGCAGCAGCTCCGCTGCCTCCACGTGATTAAGCTGGCGCGATGTGATGTGACACGCCAGGCTATCAAGGCGGGCAGCCATTGCCGCAGCACGTGCTCGGCGTTCTTCCATGCGGGCCTCTGTCAGCATCTGGTTAAGACCTGCATCATCCGGGCCGATTTTGTTGGAACGAGTTTCGATATTTCGCATTGTTGACTCTCCTGAATTTTGGCAAAAGAATGCCCGGCGGGTTTACGCCATTAATTTCTGTTACTGGTTAATTCGGCATGGTTAGCCGCTTTGGAAATAAGCTCACCACTGCACGAAAATGGTTCATTGCTTTTATCAGCTCCCGCTTTTCGTCAGTCGTCAGCTCATTCATATTGACGTTATGACGATCCGCCGGAATCTTAGCCATAAAGAATATGGCGGCTAAGGCACGCTCATTTTGTTTATGGTTAATATCTCGCTGGTCCCGCATATCGCTAATAAAACGCTCCAGTTCAGGTTCTATATTCAAGCCGAACACTTTCGCCCTTAGCTCTGCAATATGATTCAGGCCATCCAGCCGATGTCCCGGACTTAGTGGAACAGTCGCAGAATCGCCTTCAATAGCCATGGTTTCCCCTGTTTATTAGTACGCAGTTCAGCCAGCAGCGCATCCTGCGAGCGGCACGGGTGCCAGCGCTTGCCATCTTTACCCATGATCCAGCCATGCCCGAAATGCGGTGATGGACTTTGCTTAACGAGAAGCGATGCGATTGATGGTTGGTTATTCAACATAGCCACCTCAGATCAAACCAAACGAGGCGCCCAGGCCAGTAACTGTATCAATGGTGCTGGCCATCGCCGGGCTTGCCTGCAGGCGCGCCTGCAACGTCACTGCGGTTAATGCCATCAGTCGAGTAACTGAATTGATGCTATCAACAATCTGGCGACGCCCTGCCGTTGTGTGCGCTTCGCCGGAAACAGCGCCGGCAGCCACGCGGCCGATTTCTGCCGTAGCTTTTAGAACATATTCCGGCATCTTTTCGCGCGCGACTTCGTTTAGCGGCACGCACGGTAGGCAGTGGATCTGCGCCAGGAAACCATCAACCAACGCTGAATCCTCGGTCAGATCAGTAAGCAGCCAGATATCCGGTGCGGTAAGTTGGTGCGGCTGGTCAGGGTTTAGCTTATTGCGCAGTGTCTGGACATTCATTCCCGCGCGTTCTGCCAGTTTCGCCATGTTGTGACGCAGCGCGAAAGCCCGGCAGGCTTCATCAAAATGCGGATGTTTGGAAATCCTGAAATCAAACATGTTTTTGGCCTCTCTATATCCCAAAATGGAACTATCAGGCTTGCATTGCGATTTCGCAGCCTTGAGCCGCTTCCATCGTCAATGCAAACATGTTTACTTCGATAAGGCTGTTTACCCCTTCCTTTTTACGAATTGGAAGGCGACCTTCACGGATCATTTGGCGGGCGTAGCTGAGTTTGTAACCGGTACGGCGGCAGAACTCATCCAGGGTAATGAATGGTTCAGACACCACAAGATTGATGCTAGGGCGCATTGATAATTGGCGACTCATGATGCACTATTCCTCGGTTTGGGTGCCTAACTCACTATTAGGCACTGTTTAACACTATTCACAACATCTTGAATCGAGATATTAGGATCACAAAACAATCATGTCAACACGAAACTTAACGAATAAAGATGACGTAAAGCTGATTCGAGATTTCATATCTCAAAATAGAGGCGGAAAAGAGGTCATTGCTCGCATTCTGGAAGCTTATGGTTTCACTACCCGCATAGCCCTCTGCCATCAGCTTGGCGTCTCGCAAAGCACTATGGCTAACAGGTATGCACGCGATACCTTCCCAGCCGACTGGGTGATCGTTTGTCATCTTGAAACAGGAGCATCACTAATTTGGCTTAGCACAGGGGAAGGAAGCAGGTTCCTTGGGGGCAACGATGAAAATATCACCTATTTAAAACGCATGGACATCACGAATGGGAATATCTCAACCCAAAAAGATGTCATAGCTGATACATCGACAATTCCAGAGGGCTTGAATTCACCGTTCATCCTGAATGCTGACAAAACGACCTACCTTGCTGACCGTTACGATGGCGAATTGGTAGATGGGTTCTGGTTCATTGAAATTGATGGGATTGTAAGCGTCCGCGAGCTGTACCGCTTTCCTGGCGGACGCGTGCGAGTTGAGAATGGCAAGGCCTCTTTCGAATGCAAAATTGATGACATAAAAATCCTTGGGAAAATAATCACTCGTACAGAGAGCATGTGAATTATGGCTGTTTCAAAACTACCTAACGGAAAGTGGCAGGCTCAGGTTTTCCCAAACGGTAGGGATGGAAAGCGCATCCGTCGCCAGTTCGCGACCAAAGGGGAGGCTTTAGCATTTGAGCGCCACATAAAAGATCAGGCTCAAGATAAGCCGTGGCTGGGCGAGAAAACTGATAAACGCCGCGTTCGGGATTTGGTTACAGCTTGGTATAACGCACATGGCGTTACGCTTGCTGATGGTGAAAAGCGTAAAGGCGCAATGGAGTTTGCCTGTCTCGCAATGGGCGATCCCCTCGCTACAGAATTCAACGCTAAACTGTTCTCAACTTATAGAGAACAGCGACTAAGCGGAAAAATAACCCGCTCTGATCGCGTTAAGGCTGTCACCCCTCGCACGGTTAACCTTGAACTAGCTTACTTTCGGGCTATGTTCAACGAGCTGAAAAGACTTGATGACTGGACAGCACCCAACCCTCTTGAAAACGTCAGAGAGTTTAAGATCGCAGAAATTGAGCTGGCCTGGCTTACAGTTGAGGAAGCAGCTCGCTTGCTGGAAGAATGTGAAAAAAGCAAGGCGGAGGATTTAACCATGATTGTTAAAATCTGCCTTGCAACCGGAGCAAGATGGGGTGAGGCGGAAAGTTTAACTGGAAAGCAGATAAGCCCCGGAAAAATCACTTTTATCAAAACGAAAGGTAAGAAGAACCGAGCTGTTCCTATCAGTGACGAGCTTTATGAATTACTACCCAAAAGCCGAACCTCTAAACCGCTCTTTACCGGATGTTACTCAGCATTCAGGAGCGCAGTAAAACGGGCGGGAATTGAACTTCCTGACGGTCAGCTTTCGCATGTTTTACGGCATACTTTTGCCAGCCATTTCATGATGGGCGGCGGCAATATTCTAGTTTTACAACGCATCCTCGGGCATACAGATATCAAAGTCACGATGCGTTATGCTCACTTCGCCCCTGACCACCTTACAGAAGCGGTTCAACTTAACCCATTAAACCTGATAAGTGGCAGCAAAATGGCAGCACAGCGCAGCACTATGCAATACTTTTCGACAATATACGAAATGCTATGCGTTTGATTTAACTGTATATCTTTGTTTTTATTAGAATATAGTTCGGACTCATAATCGCTTGGTCGTTGGTTCAAACCCAACAGGGGCCACCAAATTTTAGATTTAAAATCATATAATTAAGCCACTCGAAAGAGTGGCTTTTTTGTTCTTGAATTTTAAAATGGCACCACAAACCGCTGAGCAGCGCGCAAGGCTTAGCGTGTTGTCGCTATCCCATTAAGAGGATAAAAAGTCCGTTATAACGCAGGGAAAATTTGCGCTTACGCTAAAACAGATAGCATTCTGCCTTAGCAAAATATTGCTCAGAGCATCTCGGGCCGCCCATAACCGCCGCACTCCTGTTGACTTCTGTCTAACTACGCGACGTAGTCTTAAAATATCTTTCATTCCTGCAATGCTGGAATTCATACTACTCACGATAAATGTAACAACACAGGTCAATTTCCGAAAAATAACCATAGCCTGCGCCAGCTGATCGAAATCAACGCGTTCCTCCCCCCGCTCTTATATATAACCCGCTGACTTACAAAAAGGATGAAATGATGAAAATACGGGATATATCAATCAGTACCTGTCTGGCACTGTTATTAATGGGTTGCGTAGCTAAACCACCCATGGCGACGGAAAATGAAAGAGGCCGCCGCGTTTGCTTTTAATGTCGATGCTTCGCAGGTGACAATTTCCGATGCGAGGCAGCAGGATGTGAAAACCAACTTTGTGGCCACCATCGGCAAAACCAGCCATCGCTGCTATTTGACGAAGGCCGCCGAGCCGAAGCTTTACGGGCTGATCCCGCTGGGCGGCGGTAGCACCGTCTCAGATGCCATCTGCGCCGGCGCCAACCCGACGCTAGCGAGCAAAACCTGCGACGCCCTGTCGCAAAAAGCGGGCCGCTGCTGAGCCTTTGCGCAGAAGAAGGCCGCTAACTGCGCATTTAGTCACTTTTTCTGCCGTTTTACCGCGGTCGCTTAGTTCAGCGACCGCACCTGCTGATAAGAATTGAGCCGTTCCCGCAGCGAGGTGAGCCAGACATCCGGCTCCTGACGGCAGATTTCGGTGAGGATCGGCGTCAGCACCAGCTCGGCTTCATGGAAGTCGGTCCACTCCGGCGGCTCCAGTGAAAAAGGATCGTTCATCAGCCAAATCACCATCGGCGTCCAGGTGCGCGGATCCAGTTGCAGATAATCCTGACAGCGCATCATATCTCGAGTCCGCGCCTCATCGGGGACGACATCCTTTCCCACCGCGGCGCTACTCATTGCCAGTACTGTTATTCCTGCCAT